ACCTCCATAGACGACTCTCCATATAGTGGAAAAAATATGAGTTACTTTAATTGACAATCTTTCTGCTACAATTCTAAAAAATGCTTCAAATAATGTTAATGTCTCATGACTCATTGAAGCCACATCATAATATACTCTAGCTGCATTAACATAAAATATTAATAAAATCAAATGAATAGTGGTGTCAAGCGCACGAAAATCACCATCCTCAAATATAATATCTGGATCATTATAACACATTTGCATTGCCAAATTCATAGCACCACCCCACCAAAAGTTCATTCCTATTTTAATAACATGTCCTCTTTCAATGATTTGTCGAAATCCCATAATCATTGCAGCCATAATATACTGAAATACACATGGTATAAAATATGCACGAACCTTTGAATCTTCATCTTTTGCGTCCTCAGCACTCATTCCTGCTTTGGACTTCATTTCATCTTTTGGAACTATAACACATCCAACATCTTGCGGAACATACTGAGAATCCTTCAATATTTCTTGTTTAGTAATGTCAATCTGACGACGAACATACTCAATTTGCTCCAATTTTTTTCCAGATGTTGAATAAGTGGTGCGGAAGTACTCATCTTTCTCAGTTATTTTCGGACCAGCACGAATTCCTGCTGATGTATGTTTACGAACTTTAGAAATACTTTTCTCTAATTCCTCATTAAAATTCCATTTTTGAGTCCGAATAAACCGAGAAGTATTCATAGCATTAGTCATAGCTGTTAACGCACCTGGAATAAGATGTTTTAACGTACGCATTGGATCTTTAATAAATCTAGTTTCCTTACCTAACTTAGATAACATCTTTGGTATTTTCTCTGGATACAAATTACTCATCGAATGAACCTGAGTAGGTCCATTCTCATCTCCAGCAAATGCTTCATTAAAAAATGATATTCGTCTCAAAATTTGTATCTTCAATGATAATGGCTTAATATTACCTTCTTCATCTTTATAACTTGAAAATCCAACCCAAGGAGTACCACCCATAACTCGCATACCATCAATAACAC